CTACAAAGTTGGTCGAGAACTAAATCAAGTACCTCACCTCTAAGGTCAGTTAAAGACTGACTACTATAAGTATCGTAATCCTCCCTACTCATATCAAGTGACTCTCGTGAGGTATACACAGAGATAGGAGTTACACTAAGCCATGACTTGAGTTCATCAACACTCATAAATCCCTGCATATCTACTTTATCTTCTCCAAAGAAGTCATTGAATATAGCCAACACTTGATTAGGCTTATCCATAAGTAGGGAGTACAATTCCTCTATTTTACTTTCTATTAATTCATTCATACAGAATTAAATAAAAAAAAATAAAAAAAATAGGTAGGAGACATTTCTATCCACCTACCTATTAGTTAAACACTACTTTGCTTATCTTGCAAAGTCAAACATTTTGTCAATCTCATCGTCAGAATAAGAAGATGCAGAAGAAGGCTTATAGTCCTCAGAGGTAGCCTTATTAGCTTTAACACTAAGAATTTCTTTAATCTCCTCTGCTTCAAAAATCTTAGGATTGCAATTATCTACGAGGATAGTGACTAGTCTAGAAAGTGCAGCTCTTGCCTTAGTATCTATACACTCATTAGTACAAGCACACTCTTTAGTTTTCTCCTCCTTAGCCTCAGCTACTTTCTTTCCCTTTGTAGAAGCAGCAGGTACAGGCTTAGATGCAGATTTCTCATATACAAGTGTAATGAGGTCAGCAGTCTTACACATAGTGAAGTTCTTACCAAATCTCTTTACACACTCTCCCTGCAAGCCCATTGCTTTGATTGCAGCATAAGCATCTGCCCTGCTCATAGCTGCACCACTTCTGATTTTCTTGTTAGTATTAGTCAGCATGAATACCAACTCATTGGTAGTCTGACCTTTGTAAGGCACATCATGAGGAAGTACAGAGTTGTCATCCTTCAACTCTACCTTTGAAGTACCCTCATAGAAGGTCATACCCTCATAGTCAATACCATTCTGTCTCAAGTCAGCTTTCAACTCAGCCAAAGTAGTAGCTGCTGACATGATTACACTCTTCTTCTGATTTCTTGTAGAAACAACTGTAATTTTTCTTGCTTCCATCGCATTGTTTTTTTATGTTAGACACTTTTGTTAATGAACAGACCTATCATGATTTCTTTGAACTTTTCTTTGTCTTGAAGAGAATGATATAGGTCTGAAATATCCTTCCCTCCTTCAAATTTAGGTAATACTATATTAGTGAACCCAGTTGATGCTGATAGTTTCTCTCCATCTATAAGACCAGCTTCATCATTATCAAATAAGATAAATACCTGCTTGTATCTTCTTTTGAGTTCACTAATAGCAGTATCACTCATTTTGTATCCCTCACCTTGAATAGCCAAAGCAGGAATACCAGTATTAATCCATAGGCAAAGTGCATCCTTGAGAGATGAGCAGATACATATTTTCTCCCCATACTCAGGCACTTTTGTCCACAGACTTATTACTGATGTATCATGTTTGTTACTCCACTTGTAACCATCCTTATTGAATGGTTGGTAAATCTTGAGAGTAACCTTACCCTCTTTATGCTCCACATAAGCATAGGCATATCTATCAGCTCTAAATACATATTTATGACCATCCTTTATGATAATCTTATGTGATATAGGATAAACTTCTGCATATTTAAGCCATTTTAAGGTTATCCCATAGGATTCCCAGTACTCAATATCATATTTCCTCCATTCTCTAACCTTACATTGAAGGTCAGTAGTCTTACTGTAACTATTTGTAGTCATTACATTACAAGGAGTATATGATTTAATAAGAGAACCTACCTTAAATTTAGATATATCCTCATTAATTCTCTCAAGAACCTCTTTATAACTGCAATTCCACATCTGACCAAGTAGGTCAAATAGACCTCCTCTGTCTCTTGTAGATAAATCAGTATAGAATATTCTCCTTCCATCAATAGAATATAAACCAAATGATGGTCTTTTATCTTCCCTCAGAGGAGAGTGAATTATACAAGGAACCTCTGTAATACCTAAGTAGTATGACAGAATATCTGCTTCTGTCACTCTACTTAGGATATCTTCAAGGCTCACAGAACTTTTACCAGAACTGAATGCCATATCTTATGTTTCACAAACTTTTATTATTTATTAAACCAAGGAGAAGGGGCACCTGTACTTGATACATCAGATGGCAAATCCTCATTCCTTGTATTATCACTGAAATCAGTGGACTCAACTGTATACTCCTTCAAATCACATACACTGAACTCTGTAGTAGGATAAGCACCAGCAACTTTTCTTTCCTGTAGCTCCTCATCCAGCTTGCTATAATCAGTGACATTATTCTTCAAGAACTTCTGAGTATAAACAGCCTGATACTGCTTATTATCATCAGTAGTTCTTACACCAAACATACACTTAACCTTATTCTTAGGCTGAAGTGCAATTACATTTCTCAGCTCAGAGAAATCTCCCTTGAAGTAGTCCTGAATTTTATCAAGTCTTGCTTCTGCCTCAGACTTATCTTTCAGCTCAACTACCTCACCATTCTTCTTTCTGTAAGACTTATTAGGGATATTCAGATAAGCCTTGATAAAGCCAGTGAGTTCCTCCTCACCAATAAATGCAGGTCTAAAGTCAGCAGGCTCAAACCAACTAAGACTCTCAGGTACTGTACCTGCCTTAGCATCATCAATAGGAAGCCAAGTAGTCTCACCATACTTATTGATTACCTGTACTTTACTACCATCTTTGTTGTATCTTACCTCTTTAGCAAGGAAGAAAGATACCTTAGTCTTCATGTCGATGCCCTTAGACTTCTCAGGGTCAGTCTGCACAATGAAATCAAGTCTCACCTGAGGTACCTTATACTTGGTACCTTCCTGACCAATCTCAGTTTCACCTATATACTCAGGAGCATTCTCAAGTTCTGTGTCATACAGTTTCTCAAGCTCTGCCTTAGAAGGGTTTACTGCTAGTACAAATACAGGAGCAACTCCAATGTATCTCTTTACTACATTACCCTCTGTTGATTCCTTACCAGTGGCAAATGCCATAAATAACTTATTTGTCTTATTCTTATTCATATGATATTTAATTTGTTTGGTTTAACTTTATTTTGATAAGATTGATACTACTACTCAGCCATAAATGGAGAAACTGGAGTCTCTGCATCCTTAGGAGTCTCTACCTCCTCTACTACAGCAGTATCATCTACTTCAGAAGCAGTCATACCCTCAATCTCCTCAGCTGCAACAGGAATTACAGTCTCTGGATACTTAAGTACATACTTAGTAACCTTAATAGGTTTACCATTCTTGTCTACTGCACTAGTAGTCTCAATTACCTTATCTACAAGGTCCTCAGTGCCATAACCACCAGTCATAGTCTTAATTGAAGCTTCATACTGCTCCTGCATAGTATTAAGCTGGTCATACTCAGTCTGAAGAGCATCAATCTGTTCTTTCAGCTTTGCTTTCTTAGATACCATAGGATTTACACTCTGTGCAGTCCTCTTAATTGTCGCAATCTCAAATTTACTAAACTTTTTCATGTTTTCTTTTATTAAAATGTTATTATTACTTTTCCTTTTGTATCTGTTAAAGTACAAATACTAAACTTCTTTTGAAAGTATTCTAAAGCAGTTGAGAAAGGTCCCATTATCTTGCCTGACTTTAACAAAGTCGTGACAAATTGTTGTGACATCGACACATCCTTACCTTTCTCAATGCAATAGTCTACTGTAACTCTAAGCATATCTTCAATATCCAGATACCCTGAGTTAGTATTTCTAGTTAATGAGAGGATTTCATTTCTATCCATTATAATACTCATTAACCTTAGCTACTACAAGCCCAAGGTCATTAGGAATATATAACTCAGGGAACATTCCATAAGGAGATTTAGGAGAAGAAGTGAATTCATCCTCATTAGTAATAAACTCTTTTACAATCTTCTTCTGACCTGCATCAAATCTTGACCTACCTACGAGAGTAACATCAAATTTGCCTTCTGGTGTGACATATTCATCCACCATCTTTCCAGTGGTCTTCATCTTCAGATAGATTCTTCCATCCTGCTGAGGAACTTCCTCTCCATGAGCCAAGATAATAATATTCTTATCATTATCCCCATACTTCTCAATAGCAGAGAAGATTTTACCCATGAAGTATCCAATCTTTTTGGGGGTATCCCATCCCCCTTTAAGAGCATTATCCATGTAGTAATCCTGCATGAGATAATTGAAATCATCCACTACAATATTCTTGTATGGACTTTGAAGTAACTGTTCAAGAAGAGTTGCTATCTCCTCTGGATTATTGGAGATATACCTATTTCCTGTAGCCACTTTTCCCTTCTGTGCTACCTTATACAATTCCCTAC